AATCCCATACCTGCTGCGCCTACCTGAATCAGTTTGTTCTCAGGCATTGGGTGCACTCTGGACAAACCAAAGCCACCATCTTTGTTATCAGTAAAGTTAAATACAGTTGGCATTGGAATCATCAAAGGTTCTTCAGGAGTATCAGTTGTGAAGTAAACTCCTGTAACAATAGGACGCTTTTCAGCATCTCTATTATCCCAAAGTAGTTTGAACTTCTCAGGACTGATAACGACATCTGAGTCAACCCAGAGCAGCCATTCTGTATCTGTCTGGTCATACCAATAAGTAATTACTGTCTCGCGCTGGCGTGCAATCTGGTTGCCTTGACTACGAAGTGTAGACTTAAATTCTAAACCAGACTTAAGCATAACATCGCAGACGCCTTGCATAAACTTACCGTCTACCATTCCATTATCGCACCAAGCGATTGAAATACTTTCTTGCATTGTCCCCTACTTTCTTACCACTTAACTTTGTCAGCCCAATATGCTGCGCTCATTTTACCCTTAGCAATGTTCTTTGCGTGACGTGCTTTGAATGAAGCCTGACGTGCTGTTGGCTTCTTGTCACCAGTGACACCCTGCTGACCAAAGCGAATAGTCTTGACCTGCTCACCTGTCTTAGCCACAACAACGTGTGACTTGGTTGGATGGTTTGGTGTGCGCTTAGGCTTGTTAAAGCCTGACACTCCTGCTCGCTTTAGTCTTGGGTCTGTCATAGTTCTTCCTAGTTAGTACCGTAGTTGTTCCAGTTACCAGTGCGCTTTGCTTCCATCTCGCGCTTTTTCATAAGGTCACGTAGTGCCTTATCCTGACGCTGTTGCTCAATCTTTGATTGCATAGGAGCAATGCGGGTAGAAGGTGATGGCTTAGGCTTTGCCTTCTCGTTCATCATTACTTCTTCTTGCCCATCTTCTTCATACCCTTTTTCATTTCCATCATCTTCTCAGACTTAGATTCCATCTTTTCGCCAGTCTTGTATGCAGCCTTTTTTGCTGCTGCCTTACCCTTGGCTGTGTATGGGAACTTCTTGTTTCCTACTTTTGGCATTATATTGCTCCTAGTTCTTTGAGTACTTCGGTTGATTTCTTATTTATATCTTTTGTCTTTGGCATTGTCTCGGAGTTGTACGCCTTGCCCAATGTTGCCGACGCTTCATATGCTGCTTCTACGTGGGCACGTGTAGTGCCCGCTGGCTGCATACCTTGACTACGTGCATCTCGGTAAGCCTGCAATTCAGAGGTCCATTTCTTGTCAGAGATGTCTCTTGTTGCATCACCAGTTCCTAGTTCGAGTGTTCCTATCTTGCAACCAAAGCAACCTTCTACATACTCAGGATGCTTTTGTATCTGATGTAAAGTCATTGTGTCCCCTACTGTGCTGTGAAGTTTGCCTCTGTTACTCCGACTCCGCCAGCAATTAACCCAGCCTTGGCTGCGTCATCTACTGTGTATTCGTAACCGCCACGATAAACAACATCGTAGCTAGCAAGGTCAGAGTCTACTGCGTACTGAAGAGTTGAGTAGGTAGCACCAGACTTAACGACAGTTACACCTTTGCGAAGATTGGCAAAGTAAAACAATCTGTGTCTACCTGATGGAGCTTCAAGAACATAAGGTGTCCTGAATGTATAATTTGCCATTGTTCTCCTTAATGAACTTACTGATAGGGCAGTAGAGATTTCGGTAACTACTGCCCCACCCGTCAATCAATTAAGCGATTGATGAACCTGATTCGATTCGGTATAGAGCTTCTTCGCGGTAGCGAGCAAAGCCTAGTACGCCGTACCAACCCATTGGGCGGTGACGCATCAAGCGGTCGACAACTGGTCCGATGACTACATGTGGCTCTTCAGCAACTGCTTCTGCAAGCGCTTGCTGTCCAGCTAGAATTGTGCGGTAGACACGTGCAGATGATGAACCGTCTGTTGTGTTGTAGAGACGTGCAGATTCTACGAAGTATGCACCTTCGTAAGTTCCGATTTCTCCTGCCCAGATGCGGTCCTGTGCGGAGCCGTACTGGTTAGGAAGAAGCCATCCTGCTGAACCTGTCTCAGCACGAAGGTCGTGTGAAACTTCTGGGTGGATACCAGCCCAGTAGAGTGAACCCTTGCGAGCAACAGACTTGTTAGCACGAAGCTTAGCAACAGCCTTGCGGATGTTAGCTGAAGATAGTGTAGCAGCTGCTGTGACTGTTGCTGTTGATGTTGCAGTTGAACCTGAGTAGATGACGTTTGAGCCACCACGAAGTGTTGTCATTGCAACTGAGTCAATAGAATCAGCAAGGTTGAATGCAATGATGTTAGCGATTGCTGGGTCTACATCAGCTAGGCTGAAGAGTTCCAACGCACGTGTCACAAGAACAGAGTTACCGTACTCGTTAAGAGTAATGGTTACAGATGTTGGTGTAGACATTGCTACTGCATCTGGGTCTGTTGTTTCTGTGAGTGCAGTTGTTGCTGCGGAAAGGTCAACGTAGCGCTGAAGCACTACTGTTGAACCTGGGACTGATTGATTTGCTGGGCGCTTGTCTGCGACTGAACGAATGAGTGGCTCTGAGCGGAGTGCGAACTCCAAGAGACGGTCATAAGCCTTCTGTACGAGACCTGCACTACCAGCGGTACCTCCGAGGTTATCGGATGCTGTTGATACAAATGCCATTTAGGTTATTTCCTTTTGTAGTTAGAAACTATGATTTGGTTTGTGAGCCGTAAATCATGTTGATAATCTCTTCTGCAGATTGTGCATTGTCGAGTCTCATTGACATGTCTTCGGCTCTGTCAGGTGTTATTGCACCTTGAGTGATGATGTCTTGCTGACGTAATGCAGCTCTGTCCATCTCACTCGCTAGAGGTGCTTCCTTGGATACTTCAATCCCAAACAAGTCCGCGTTATCGTCAAGCCATGTATTAACTGACTCTTCACTAACATCGTCCAAATCCTTAAGAATTAAACGTACTGCCTTTGGATTCACACCCTTCTTTTCTAGGACTTCTTTAACGGTTCGCTCACGCTGCCCTTTGGATAATACCTCAAGTTGCTCAGTAAGTTCCTTAATACGCTTCTCATCAGAACGCTTTGCCTTCCGCAACTGCTTTAGCAGATTGCTTCCGTCACCGTCCTGTGTTGGTGTATCGAGGTCATCGTCTTCTTCATCCCAGTAATTGTTGCTCATAGCAACCACCCTTCTCTCTTTGTTTGTAGTTCGCAGGCCACAACACATACTCGGGGAAGTATGCTGGCTCCTACTCTCGGTCTTTTACGCTATACGGGGCCGATAGGTCCGTCTAGGAATTTAGATTTGTCCTGCTGCTTTGCCTTCAGATAATCCACCACGGGCTAACCCTGCTGAACCACTGAATGAAGCAACTTCTCTAGCTGTTAGCTTTTGACGCTTACGCTGAGCTGATGCTAGTTGATTAAATACTTCTTGCTCAGCTGTTGACTGGTCATATAAATCAAGAGTTGCACCATAGATTTCGCTAAGCTTTGTAGCTGTAGGAAGGATGTCAGCAATAGTTGCGTAACCTTTTTGTGCTTCAGCTTGTGTAACGCCTTGAGCTGCAAGCTGTTCAGATACAGCAACATTAGATTGCAATCCTTGCTTAGCGGCAGCAACACCAATCTCGGCTGCAGATACCTGGCGTTGAATCTTCTGGAACTGCTGTGCTGGGTCAAGAACATATGCGACCAAGTCGCTACTGCCAATTCCATAGTATTTTGTAAGCTGTGACAGGATTGCTGGGTCAGCATTTTGCACACGCTGTACAGCTGTGACTACGCGATTAGAAAGCTCTGTAGCTGACACATCATTAGATATGAATTGCTTTACATATGCGTCGTTGTCAAACCGTGTAAGGCCGTAGGAGCGAAGCACTTGACGATATGAATCTTCAAGGCTGATGTATTCGGCTGGAGAAAGAACTGCTAAGTTTTTCTTTGTTCTTTCTATATTCCCCGAAAAGCGTAATTGATATTCTGGAGTTTCTTGTAGTGCTATAGTGATAGTTGATTCTGTAGCACCATCAATAGCTAAGTCTCTAATCTTGTTTGCTAGGCTGTCAAGGCCATATTGCTTGAATCGTGCTGTAACTGCAGCAATGGCTGACTCGCGGTTTGCTGCCTTAGCGCGTGCAGTTTCGGCTGCTGCAGACTGTTGCTGTGCAAGGAGTTGCTGCGCCAAAGTATTCTGTGATGAATTCTGTGCAGCGAGAGCAGCGCGTGCTGCTGCTGCTTCTGCCTCTGCTTTTGCCTGAGCATCTTTTGCTGCTTTAATTTCTGCTGCAGTTTTTGCCTCGGCCAATGCTTTATCTGCTGCTGCTTTATCAGCTGCAGCTTTATTTGCTGCCGCTTCTGCGGCTGCATTTGCTGCAGGTGCAGCTGCAATAGATTGCATTTCTATTGCTCTTTGTCTTGCAGCTGCTGTTACCGCCTCTGCTGCCGCCTTACTTGATGCTGCATAATCTGATGCGTAAGTTGGTGTTGTCTTACCAAGTGCTCTGTCTGCTAAAGCATTAGCTTCTGCGGCTGCTTTATCTGCAGCTTGAGCAGCAGCTCTTGCTCTTGCTTGGTTCATAAGTTTCTGGTCTGATGGGTCAATATACGGAGTCGTCATTATGCTAGTCCCCAATCTTTAAGAACTTTAAGTGACAAAGTGTCCATAGTGTCACGTGCGTTATTTGTATATTGCCACTCAGTTGTGTTGCGTAGTTCCTTTTCAAACTGCCACAATGGTTTTACATATGGCTTTCCATCTGGACCTATTGATTGCAACGCTTTACGTAGATACGGATTGTCCCATGTAACTGAGTCTGCATCTACTTCAAGAATATTTGCAATAGAATTTTTATATGCTGAAGATAAAGAATCGAGACTTACGCCCTTACTGATTTGCTCAGCGTATACTGGGTATGAGCTAGCCGCATCAATACGGACCTGACTCTTTAAGTCATCAATAGTCATCATGCCAGTAAAGACATCGCGTGTCCACTTGTCATACTGTGATGGGTTGTATTTCATACCAAAAGAGTTAGCGTATGTCTTAAGTGAGTCAGCTGTCTGTAGTGCGTCTCCGCCTAGCTGCTTTCCAGTAGGAACCTTGGCTACTGCTTTGATGTCAAGAACATTGTCTGACCATCCACCAAGGAATGCTTCCTCTAAGAATGCATCATCAATCTCACGAATGCCTTCTTGAGACAAGCGCTTGCGCTGCTTAATCTTGTAGTCTTCAAGCTTCTGCTGATAGATACCAGGCTTAGCGGACTTCTCGAGAACGCGGGAGCTTGTTGTATCTGATACATTCTTGTAATAGTCTGTCTTGTAATATTCAATCTCAGCCTGAGCGTAGTCCTTAGAAGTCCACAATTCGTAAATACGTTGTAGTTCAGGATACGCTTCAATCAACGCTGCAGTTAAACCAAATTTGCTTTGTACTGCTTCTTCTGCAGCCTTGGTAGATATTGCCGATGGCGCAGGGGCTGGTGCTGGAGAAATTATCTCGGGCTTTGCTTTAGATTTAACTGGAGCAATTACTTCAGGTTTTCCCATAGGTTTCAACGCCATATTATTTACCTAGCTTTCCGATGAAGTTAGCGAATTCTAAACTCTGTGCTTGAGCTAAGTCTTCTTGAACTCCAACATCGCCAGATTCAATCTTGCTTTTAACTAGCTCTTCTGCGCCAGTCTGAGTAAAGCCAGGCGTAGATACAGACTTAGCTTGACCTATAGGAGTTGTGGTTGTACCCTTTTTAATGACTGCATCAATCTCTGTACGACGAGCTGTAAGCTCATCAGAGTTAGGGTCACGCTTAAGTGTTGACTGATATACGCCGCGGATAAGGGTGTCAATAACCATTGGGTCCTGAAGTTGTACTCTAGTCTCTGGACCTTTGTATGCTTCAGTGTCTAGGCCTGGAATGTAGTCTGACTGTAGCTCACGGTATACTTCAGCGAATGATGTTGCTGTAGAGAGAATGCTACCGTACGTTGTTTGGAGAGCAAGCTTTGCTTCCTGAACTCCTTGTACACGGCTACCAAGTTTCTGAAGCATACGACCAATTGCTGCCCACTCGGCCTTGTCAAATGAGGAGAGAAGGTCTACGCTTGGGCCAGTTCCTAGATTCGTATCAAGCTTGATACCTCTAGATTCAAATGCTTTTAATACATTAGCTGTGAATTCATCTGTCGGTTGAGCAGGTTGATTAACCGTTGTCATCACAGGGGACTGTTGATTAGTCCCTGCACCAATACGGTTTGTATTACCAGTGGTCATTACTGTTGCCCTTCGTAGACAAAATCAAATTTATCGTTCTTAAAGTATCTATCGTGGAACTTAGCAAACTCAGTGTTCTGTGCACGCATAGCTGCAACTGTAGTATTGACTTCATCGCGTAACCAGCCAACCTTGACAGCTTCAATGGTTGTACCCATAGCCTTAAGGCGCTGTGTTACCTGATAACGATACTTCATGTAATCGAGGATTAGCTCCCACTTAGGTTGCTTAGATAGGTCTTTCCACATCTTGTCATTCTCAATAGCAATTGTAAGAGCAATAACAGTATCAGCCTGACGGCTTCCTGCTCCGCCTCGGGCCTGTGAGTCATACTCAGTAAACCAGATTTGGTTATCTCTCTTCTGTGTTTGCACAAAAGCATCTACATATTGATTAACAATAGCTTGTCCATACCTGCTATTTGGGTCAATTGGTGTGGCAGCATTCTTAAGAGAATCAGCCACAATCTCTTGTACCTTAAAGAAATCATTCCAGCCTTTGCTTACAAGAGAAGAACGACCCTGTGCAAATGCATCAGCCGTATCTACGAACTTCTTAGTAGTTCCAGGAATCTTAGTGCGCGTCAACCACGCCTGGGCAGATGAAGAAAATGCATAGTTGTCATCATTAAAGATGGCACCTAATGTAGTTAAGTCACCCTCATCACCGATGCCAGCTACAATATTCTTGATTGTATCCATGTTTCGCTTGGCAAGAGTTACTGCAGTCTTGTCCTTGCGTAGGCCTGACACTGGGTCAGTAAGTCCATCAGCAAGCATAAAGTATTCTGGATACTTTTCAGCAAACATCTCTGTTGCTTGGTCGCCATATACATCTTGCATTTTGTAAAGTATGTCTGCATATCCAGATACGCCAGTGACTAAACGTCCCTGAACTGGCAATGTAAGAGAACTAGCAAAGCGCAAGACGGCTGTATAGAATGCCTTCTTCTCTGCTTTAGTTGCTAGAGTTGTGTACTCTGCAGCAGTTGGCTTTCTGCCGTCGTTATCTTTAATAAACTGAACCATATCAGTATCAACAAACAGCTTAACATCTTTGTTGAACTGCTGGTCATTGCCGAGAAATTCAACTCTGAATACCTGAGCCATACGGCGTACTGTGTTTGGTGTCACAGCGTTCAATGAGTTCTGCTGTACCCCAAATGGAAGAATCAAATCAGTAAATCTATTCTCAATGTTTGTCTGTCTTGAAAACTCGTTAACGCTTGCTGAAACAAATGGATGTACGGAGATGATGTCTCCACCAGTTGGGTTATCTGGGTTGAACCATGATGTTGGAATACGAGTCTTTAAACCAAAGTATGGTAGGTCAACCTCAAAGAACTTGTTGCCGTTTGAGTCTTCTTGTACATCTGAAATCTGTTCTGGGAGAGCAGCAAACTTGAGTTTCTTAACCAAGAAGTCAGGATGCTCGAGTGTGATACGACCATACGCACGGAACTGTTCTACTACCGCAGGGAAGAACGCTAGTAGATAGTTTGTCCATCCAGCGTAGTTCATGTTACGGTGGAATGAGTTCATCTTTTCACGGTATTCACGGAGTGCAAACTCACGGGCGCGCTGTTCAAAGCGGCCCTTGTCCTTAGCTGTAAGTACGCGGTTCTGTGACTGCGCAGTCCATAGCTGTTGCTGTAGTTCCTGCTCATACTTAACTCTAAAGTATGGGTTAAATGCTAGTTTGGATGTTGGCACTGTTGAAGCCCATGCTACAATATCCTTGGTCTTATTGCGCATATAAGTATATGCTCCGCTTGTTCCAAGGTTATCATCAACTAAATCACCAAATACTACAGGACGCTCATCAACATTTGGATAAAGTTTCTTGAGCTCAAGTACGGATACCTTATCCTCAATAATCATTTTCTTCAATTGAGTAGATGGAGCATACATATCTACGATAGTCTTAACTTGTTGATAGATATCAATAGCTTCGCTGCGCTTAGCAGCAAATCGGTCCATGTAACTAAAGCCTTCGTTGCTCTTTAAGAATGCAACAATGCTTGCATCGCTGCGTCCTTCAAGAACCATACGTGCTACTGGGTCAAAGCGTATCTTATCATTAAGGATTTGCTCCCATGATTGAAGGTGAATGCCCTCATCTGTTGGCAGAATAGCGCGTGAACCTGTACGGCCACGACGAGTATTCTCAATAGCAAGCTCCTTGATTGACTCCATTGCACGACGGATGTCATCCTTCTGAGTAATCTTAGACATAAAGAGCTGGCCAAAACGTCCTGCTCCTGCAGCTTCGAATATTTCATCGTCAAGGTCAACTGTCTGCTTGGAAATTTTATTTGGCTTAATGCCTTGCACAACAGCGTTCTCTCGCAGGCGTAGACTTTTAATGTTAGCTTCGACTGTACGATAGCTTTGTACATCAAGAAGTATACTGTCTTTAATCTTCTTCGGTGGGTTTGCTACATCGTAACCAGCAGCCTTGAGTTGCTTACTAAGGGTATCAAGGATAACCTGACGAGAGTTAATCTCTTCACGAAGGTATCCGATGTTCTTGTTTTTGTCAAGCTTAGACATAGTCCAGCGGTTGACGCGGGATACTGTGTTGCTTCCGTTTACGATTGCATCGATTGCATCTTCGCCAAGCTTAGACCAAACATCAAACAGTACGCCATCACCCCATGCACGAATATGCGCATCCTTGATAACGTTAATTGGATAGCCGCTTCGCATAAGTGTACCAGTACGCCACAAGCCATTAAGCTCGTCAGCCATAAGTCTTGCTGCATCTTTGGTTTTCATATTCATTGATGCTGCCTTGCCGTTACGTTTTGCAAATTCAGCAAGTGCTTTATCTGCCATTGTCCAGTCTGGAAGCATACTTCCGTTGGCCAATTGAGTGATAAGTTGTGGGTCGCTAATCAAAGTCATTGGGTCCTGAGGGTCGTTCATGTAACCCTCTTTAAAGTTACTTGACTTACGAGCTTCACCCTGAAGTAAGCGGTGATTTGTAATGTAAGATTCAATAGCATCGTCGATAATCATTGGAGCAATATTGTGCTTACGTCCAAGAAGCTTGAAACCAGTTGCTGCATATTCTTCAAGAATAAGATTCTTTTCAGATTCAGTGCGTGCAGTTGTCCACTTATCGAAGACTCGAACATTGTTTTCTGCTACAGAAGCACCAAGTTTTTCAGCCTCACGGAGGCTAGCTGCAATGCGAGTGTTAGCAATAACTGGTTCATTATAGTTAACGACGCCATTAGGCGCATCGTTTGTAATTCTATCTACACCACGAATAAATGGTGATAGTGGATTTTTCTGGTATGCCCATTGATATGCTCTACCAAGTCCAGTTTCTGGGACAAAGTCAGCTGTACCAGCAACGGAACGAGATGCTGTTTCCTTAGCAAAGTCATTGCGAATACGCTCAATGTATGCCCAACGAGATACAGTTCTATTCTTCATAGCGCCGTCTAGTTGAAGTGCATCATCTAACCACTGTGTTTCTTTGCGGAGAGCTTCAGCTTCAGCCTTAATCATATCAAGGTTATCTGTGAATCGCTTAGATAGTGGGATTAAGTTTCCTTTATATTGGAAATTAATAATGCCACCCTTGCTGATTGTCTGAATAGCGTCTTCATATCGTGACATTTCAGCGAATGTTGCTGCGTGCTTCTTGGCTAGTTCTTCTACAGCAGGGAGATATCCTCGACCTACCATTAGCAAGTTACCAATTTCTTCAAAACTTTTACCTGCGAATAGGTGTGCAGATACTTGTCCTACTTCGCTATCGAAGTCTTTACGTGCCCCAATTTCGTAGCCTTTGCCACTCTGAAAGAACTCAAAGACTGGCTTATATGGTGTATCTTCACCATTCATAGTACGTTTAATTAAGTCTACATCTTCTTCAAGACGCTTACCTACGCGTTGTGCTTCTTTCTCGCCAAAGATTTTCTTTTGAAAACCTGTCATAGGTTCAGTAATTGGTCGAACTAATGCGCTGCGAATACCAACTCCTGCAAGCTTTGCAGCTGCAACGTCAGCACCAAGTCCTATCTCGGCTCCGAAGTTAAGGAATCCAGAAGTGATTGCACCAATACCTTTACTTGTATCTCCCATTGTTTTAAAACCTGGGATTTGTGCAATAACATTACGCGTCAAATCACGGCCAATGTTATATTTAACTTGACCTGCTTCACTGCCAGCAAGTTTAGATGATGCACTAAGGGACTTGCTGATTGATGCACCAAATTCAGTTTCAGCAACATCGCGTTGAGCTTTACCAATAAGCCCTGCGCCTAAGGTTGCTCCTGCGAATGCACCCACTGGACCGCCTACTGCAAATCCACCAATGCCACCGAGTAATCCACCAGCAATCATTGTTAGGCCCGTTAATAGGCCCATGCCTGTGTTTTTTTCGCTGACATCACGAATGAATGCATAATTAGAGCGAAGGTTCTTGGCTCCAGCTTGGAGCATGGCAGTGCCACCACCATTTGTAACCTTGTCAATTCCTATAATACCAGCACCAGCAACGGTTCCACCGATTGCTCCTACTGCTCCTCCAACAGGACCGCCTACAATAAGCCCGAGAGTTCCCGCAGTCACACCAGTAGTAAGAATAGGATTAAAGCCAGCTACTTCCATACCAGTTTTGCGAACTAATTCTACTGTATCATTCCAGTGCCCTGGATTATCTGGTAACTTGTTAGCAATTTCAAGTGTTGTGCCAAAGCCAATGCGTCCGCCAGTTATTTCTGGAGGCAAAGCCTTGCCGCCACCAAGACCAAATTGAATTCCTGCTATTTTGTCAAATATAGTTTGACCCATCAGATGAGAGTCCTTAGGTAATTAATATACTCTTTAGTAGATTGCGGTGTATCAGGTTGATTAGCCCATTCTTCCATGAGAGGAAAGAAGCTACGTACTTGTTCCATATCAGGTGCTACTTCCTGCTGCGCAGGTGTGCCAAGCATGTTACGAGTCTCTGGTGTAGAGCCAAACATAACGCTTTGGTCAGGTAATTCTGTTTCATCAGTAATGCGGGTTGCTTCAGGAATCGATGGAACTGGTGTAGATGGCATGTCTGCTCTTACTTGACCTACCGCTTTGTTGCCAGCAACGCGTGATTCATTAAGAGCCTTGTTTTGTCCATAAGCAAAGTTCTTGTAATCTCCAGATTGTCCATCTCCACCAGTAAGTGAAACATTTGCTGGGTTATACTGTGGGCCTCCGTTAGGGCCCCCTCTATTTTCAGCCATGTTTCCTCCTATTTAGTAAATTGTATTTTAGTGATGATTGGTCCACTTGTGTAGATATCCCAATCAGTTGCAATCTCAATTGCCTTGCGTACTAGCCTTTCAGCTTGCGATGCATCTTGTACATCATCAATACCAAGCGCTGCCATAGCCCCAAGAGCAATTGGGCTGCCAGAGCCAGCGTAGTAGATACCACGTATATCGCGGTCCCAAGAGTAATCCTCAAAAATAGGATAAACAACTCCACGAATACTGACAAGAAATTGCGAATCGTGCGAAGCAGCATCGCCATCCTCTTTCATGTCATATCCTGCATCAATAAATGCTTGACGCATTTGAGGAATAAACTTCTGTGTCATAAATATATCTAGGTTCTCAGTTGATGTGGGCTTTGGAGCTTTCCAACCAAACTGTAATATGTTTGAACCTCTACCCGCGCCAGAGCCTGCAATTAATGCTCCATTGTTTTCAACAATCTTATGTGTTGCCATCTCCATTGGACGGCCTTCTTCGTCTGAACTGCGAGAATCGCAGCCCATTACGACCCAACCTTTGCCCTGAATAGCAGCTAATGTAGTCATTGTCCCCACCCCTGCTATCTACGACGTATTGTACGAACGCTTGCCGACGGTGTTCCGCCGCCAGAAATTCCTGATAGTAGGCTCATAACATCAGGCGGTGCCTGTTCTGGAGCCATTGGGGAAGCGCCTCCTGCTGGAACGCCTTCAGGAGCAGGGGACGGTTGCTCAACTGATTGTGGTGCCCCAGCAGGAGGAACTGGTTGCTGCTGTGGGGCAAAGATGTCAGCGATGACGTCTTCTAGTGCCTGTCCCTTTTGGCGTGCCTTAATCACAGCGGCAATTTGTCGCACTACTTCAGAAGCGTCCTGGCCTTGCATAGCCATCTGTGGTATCGCTTGAGAGAGTGCAGTGATAGAACCAAGAAGTGAATCTCTCATCTTCTCGATTTCAATTTTTTCTAGTTCCTGAGTTACGTTGACAGTGAATGGAAGTTCACGCATCGCCATATCCTTAGAGATGAGCCCTCCGCCAAGAGCTTGTAACATAAAGATAAGACCCTGTGCTGGGTTAAGACCAGCAAGCATTCCGTAACGAACATCAGCTGAATAGTCAGCCTTGATATCCTTAGAAGGCTTGTATGTAATTTCGTATGGGCTACCAGAATCAACACCACGAATGGTCTTTTCATCTGGAAAAATCGTTTCATCAACTTCAAAACATAAGCTAATTACATCACGAAGTGCTGCAGCAAAGATAGCCTGTGCTGATTTAACCTGTGTATCAAAGGCTCCCATAAGAGCTTGTACACCTTGGCCTGTAACAACAGATGCGTTGACGTTACCAGTACGTCCCTCAGGATAACGAGTTCCAACGCGAAGTTCTTGGTTGAGCAGTGTCTGCTCAGTAAATGCGCCTTGTGGAATACTAAGTTCTACACGGCGTACACCAGCTGGGTTTGCTGTACGAATGACAGCGTCTCCGCCAAGTTGAAGTTCTTGCACATCCTGTGGAAGTACAATAGGAGCCTGTACAGATTTTTCTGCAGCTTCCATAGCAAGCAACGCGAAGCGGTTGCGTAGTAGTTGGATTCCAAGTACATCGTCGAATTGTCCACGTAGTTCACCATCAATAGATGGCTTACGTGCAACAACAATCATCATCTTACCTAGTGGGTTCTTTGCTTGTGAAAGAACTAGGTTATCCTTTGCAGGAATATAGATGACCGACTGGTCCTTGTCGTAATAACGAATCAGTTCAACCTGAGCGTTTAAGTCCTGCTTGTAACCCATAGGTCCAAGTAGTTGTGTATCATATTCAGGGAATGTAGAGCAGAGCTCTCCGAGCGTCATTGTATATCGTTTTGCGAAAGCTACGCAACGTCCATAGCGGTCAAATTCTGGGTAAGCCCCAATTGGGTTTTCTATGCGGATACGTGGTAGTTTCGATTCCTCGTCCAATTCAATCATGAATGGGAGGAAACCGTATGTTATGTACCAGTCAGCACCTGAGTACATCTGTACCGATAGGTCTGAATTCTGGAAATAGTTAGCTGCAATACGTGTACGCTTATCAGCAAACTGACGTGCTCTATCAGATGTCTGATTGGCAGCAGAGCAGTTAACAGCTGGAAGCGGAGCCATTACTTCAGATAAGTCGCGTGCTACGATATCAACAAAGTTTGCGACTACGTTTGCATCTACGCCTGATGGAAAGAAGTCAGGATAGACTTCAGAAATTTTGCCCTTACGTACAGCAAGAACGTCAAGGTTACGTGCATCACGCTCATGGTTGCGATAGCGCAGCGAAAGAACGCGGGCAGCAACCTGTTCCATATTTAATGTCATCGTGTATTACGTCCTTGGTTTCTAATTTTTTCCATCTCGTTTGCCTTATTGGCGCGAGCTCTGCGAGCCATCTCTTCAGCTGATGGCTTTGTTGAACCCATAGCTTTGCGAGCTTCAGCAATAGAGCGCTGTGCTGACTCAGAGAGTGGCTTATTAATTGGTGCTACGTTACGGCCAGGAACTCCAGAGATGCCTCCACTAGAGCGTGCTGGCATACTGCCCGATTCACCTCTTAGTTTCATTTATTTTCCTATCCGTAAGTTTGAGCCCATTGCTCTGCAAAGGCTTCGTCTAAATTAATTGAACCGCGGGTGCCCATCTGTGCTCTTGTTGCCCAGCGGTTTGATTGGTACTGACCGACTCTTGATGTGTTTTGCATTAGCTCGCGTATGCGAATAATTGCAAACCAGAGAGCCATCACAGTATCTGTGGGATTTTTTGTATCAGGTTTCCAGGTAATGAGTTGCTGTACAAGAGTTTTGATTCCCTCAGAGCCTTCATTGCTTGGTATCTCCATGATGTTGTTGTCTTGGAAACGGCCGTCACGTGTATTACCAAAGAGCATAGCCATAGAGGCTACACCAAAAGAGGTGTCCCATTTGTTCTTACCAGTAAAGTGTGAATTCAACTGGCAGCCATAAGAGGCCAAAAAGTTTCTTAGATTCTCATCCAGGGCGTAAGCCTTCTGGTGAGCATTAATTTCAATACGCAGTTCCTGAGGGCGGTACTTCTCAACCCAGTCTTCGATTAGATGTTGAATCTTATCTGGTGAAGGCTCGGTCATATTGACGCAGTCAAGAACATAAATCTTTCCATCAGCTTTGTTGTATGTAACTACAACTGCACCTGTTGCTCCCTGCATAGCGGGGTCAAGTCCCATAACAGTGTATGTACCTTCAGCGTGCTTAGGATGTCCAGGAGTCCCAGGCTTTAACGGGCCACGCTTTCGCATTCCGTTGATGCTTCCTGCAACGCAGGTTGGAGAGAAGATTGAATCTTCGGTAACGTCTTCTTGCTGGTAGACCATAGCCCATACAGCGGCAGAGACCTGAGAGCGACGCTTAGAGAGCGAGGGTCCATCCCACTTGGGGAAGTTCCCATTGGGTAGTGGGTCATCTTTTGCATTCTCCTGTTGGTCCGATTCTGGCCATAGTGTTTTCCACTTGTCAGGATTCTCGTCAAATTCTAAAACTGCTGGCATAGCACAATATGTGAAAGGTGCTACACCACCAGACCACTGACCTGGGTCGCGGAGCATCTTATAGAGGTCCACGGGCGCGACACGGGTTCCTACAATAATTAGTTTTCCGTGCCGCCCCAGGCGTGTGATAACTTCCTTTTGGAGCCACTCGAGTTGTTTTTCCCACTCATGGGCGT